GGAGGACCTGGTGGAGCCTGTGGCCGCCGCCACCTCCAACGAACCCATGTACGACGGCGATACCGTCCACATGACCGTGGAGTACCGATCTGACCTGAACGGCGGCCTGGACCGTGGCTTTTGGATCAGGGAGTTTGGCGTCTTTGCCCGGGACCTGGACGGCGAAGAGGTCATGCTTTATTACGGGACCCTGGGTGACTACCCTCAGTGGGTGAGCGCCTATTCCAATAACGGCATCGACACCCGCCGCTTCCCCATCAGCATCACCGTTGGCGAGGGCGCCACCGTCATCATCGACTACTCCCCCGAAGCCTTTATGACGGCTGAGGATGTGGCTCAGTATTGCGTCGTTGTCATGCTTCCGCAATTCCTGGTCGAGGCGCAGAAGCTCATCGACGCCCACAACGGCGATCCCGAGGCCCACCCTGCGCTCCAGAACCTCAATGCGGCTCTGGACTCCCGGCTCTCCCTGCTGGAGCTGATGTATAACACGGACGTTTCTGGCAATCCCTTCACCGTGACTTTCGATACCTTGACCGGGCTGGCCGTCACCGGTGTATGGAATACCACGCAGAAAAGGATTGAGTTCTGATGAACGAGCTGGAAAACTTCTCCCTCCCAGCCGGAAAAATTTCCTGCCTGGTGGGGAACCTGTTCGCTGAACTGGAGCCGCCTTGCGATAAGCGCATTGATCCTGAAGGGCTTATGCTCTGCGGACGTGCTCCGTCCGGGCGCGAGGTCATGCTGCTGATCTGCCGGGACCGCTGTACCTTCATCGGCAACCTGGATGATCTGAATTTGGCGCGAAATGGGAAGTGCCCTAATAGGCGGTGTGAATATGGCTGAGAAAGAGTACGTCCTGGGCAATAAGACAAAGGACCTGCTGGTTTACACCTTCACCGTCACCAAGCCCATAGGCGACAAGACCATGGACATCAACGAGGTTGTCAAGATACTCCGCACCATCAAGGAACTGCCCGAGGCCGAGCGGGAGGCGTTCATCATCGAGGTCATTGACAGCATGAATAAATCCAACTCCAAACAGGGCTTCCCCAAAAGCGCCGTCTACACCTACGCAAAGACGATCCGGGAAACAGCGGTGCTCATCCTGCGGAATATCCACGCCGCCAACGACTGCAATTTCCAGACCGAGTATGAACGGCGGATCGACCTCATCCACGCGGCCCTCCAGGACTGTAACCTCATGCTGAAGCTGGTGGAGATCAGTCAAGCCCTGGGCTACATCAGCATGAAGCGGATGGAACACTGGACGAAGCTGATAACCGATGTGAAGTACATGACCCTGGCCTGGAAGAAGAAGGACACCCAGCGGGCCCGAGAAATCGCCCGTCAGGAGCAGGAGAAGGACTACCGGCTCCAGGCAACCATCATATCCCAGGCAGTAGGCCAGGCAGTCTATCAGGCCATTATACAGGCCAAGGGGAGGCCCCCAAGCGGGGGCCAACCTCAGACCGGGGGAAAGCCCCCGGCGGGGGCGCAACCCCCGAAAAAATAGGATACCCGGCGGGGGCACCCGCCTTGTATTAGGGTATGGCCCGTCGCGCCACCAACTGGTGGCTCCGCTCCCCGAACACCAACAACACCAACAACGTGTGGAACGTCAACTCCAACGGCAACTACAACACGCCGAACGCCAACAACTCCTATGGGGTCCGGCCGGCTCTGATGGAAAAACGAGTTCGAGTAACCCATCCGGGTGAAAGCAGAGTATCTATCATCAAAGGGGGCTATATCCTGTCCTCCAACTCCCGGGAGACGGGGGACGAATACATTGTGCCGATGCCGGGGTCCTTCGGGATAACCGGCTATTTGTATGGTGCCATCTGGCAGCACACCATCACGGCGCTGAGAGGAAGGGGGCGACCGCTGCTCTAAGATGGAGGTCGCCTTCGGTTTACTATGGCAAAGACATTTGAAGAAATCTGCACCTTCGAGGTGCTTTACAGGGCATACCTGACAGCGAGGAGGGGCAAACGGAAAAAGGTGAGCACAGCGCAGTATGAGGCGAACGCCCTGCAACTGACTGAGCGGCTGGCCTACATCCTCCAGACTGAAAACTATATCCCCAGCAAGTTCGAGACCTTTTTCGTGTACGAACCCAAGAAAAGGCTCGTTCAGGCACCGGCTTTTGTTGACAAAGTGGTTCAACATGGGCTGGTAGATAATTACCTGTATGAGGTCATCACAAAGAGCTTCATTCCGGCGAACTGCGCTTCGCAGATCGGGAAAGGTGTGCTCTTTGGCCTCAACTGCCTGAAGAGTGACATGAGCGACTATTGGCGGAAAAACGGGACCACAGAAGGCTGGGTCCTGAAGGCGGATGTCCGCCACTTCTTCGCCTCCATCGACCATGACATTCTGAAGGCGAAGCTGAGAAAGAAGGTGGGAGACGATAGGATATTTCGGCTCATGTGCGTGTATATCGACACAAGCGCGGATGGGCTACCCCTGGGCTATCAGACCTCACAGCTTTTGGCCCTGCTGTATCTGGATGAGTTTGACCATTTCGTGAAGGAACGGCTTCGGATCAGGTACTATTGTCGGCAGATGGATGATTTTTACCTCATCCACCCCGACAAGGAGTACCTGAAATACTGTCTAAGCGAAATCAAGACCTATCTCGCTGGGCTCCGCCTGGAGCTCAATGAGAAAACCAACATTTTCCCGTTGAGACACGGGATCGACTTTTTGGGGTTTCACACCTACATCACGGAGAGCGGCCAAATTATCCGAAAGCTACGCCACGCATCCGTAAAACGGATGAAGGCAAAAATCAGGGAATGGGCAAAGGACTATCCGGCCGGTAAGGTCACAAAGAAGGAAATTCTCGACAGTTGGACAGCGTGGGACGCTCATGCGGCCTATGGTCATACCTATGCGCTCCGACAGGAAATCGCTCGGAGGGTTTCGGCCATCATCGGGGAACCTCTGAAGCCGCGGGCCCCGATCAGGCTATCCAAAACCCAAAAAGCGCAGTTGAGATACAAAGAAAATCTGAGAGCCCGGAAAAAGGCCGCCGCTCAGGCGGCCACCGAACACCATGAGGACGGAAACGCCCCATGGTGATTTTTTATGCAAGGAGGTCATTTTTATGGCTGCAAGTGCCCTCAGCACAAAAGCAATCGGCGCCATCGTCAAGCTGAAGGAAAACGGCGTCCTCACCGACTATATCGTGGTCCACAAGGGAAGGCCGTCTACCATCTACGATGCTTCCTGCGATGGTGTCTGGCTGCTGAGGAAAGACATCGCAGAGAGCCGCGTCTGGGCCGCCAGCAACGTGAACAAGTGGGAGAGTTCTGACATCAAGGCGTATCTTGACGGCACCTGGATCAACCGCTATGACGCTAACATCAGGGCGGCCATCAAGACCGTAAAGCTCCCATATCGCAAGAACGGCGGCTCCGGCGGTACTGACCAGACCGGGGCTAATGGTATCTCCTGCCAGGTGTTCCTCCTGTCTGGCTATGAGATGGGGTGGAAAACCAGCGACAACCAGTATTTCCCGTTGGATGGTGCCAAACTGGACTACTTCGACTCTGGCACAGGCACCGCCGCCAACAACAAGCGCATCGCATATCTCAACGGCAGCGCCACCTACTGGTGGCTCCGCTCCCCGAACACCAGCAGCACCTACTACGTGTGGTACGTCCACTCCAACGGCAACTACGGCGCGCCGCACGCCAGCAACTCCTATGGGGTCCGGCCGGCTTTGATATTGCCCTCTAACCTCTTGGTCTCTGATGATGGGTCGGTTAGTACAAACACGGCTCCGACTACGCCATCCAGCATCAGCGTCCCGGGGAGCATCCAGGGCGGAAGCACGATCACGGTATCCTGGGGCGCCAGCACCGACGCCGAGAGCAACCTGGAAGGGTACATCCTGGAGAGGAGCACCGACGGCGGAAAATCGTGGTCCCAGGTCTACCAGGGCAACAGCCGGAGCACCACCAACACGGTGGCATTTGGCACCGCCAGCGTGATGTACCGGGTAAAAGCCTATGACAGTGATGGGCTGGCATCCGCTTACAAGACCAGCGGCGAGGTAACGGTAATCAACAACAACGCCCCGACCGCGCCGAACGGGATCACGGTCCCGAATACCGTCCTGGGCGGTGCGGCGATCACCATTACATGGGGATCGGCCACCGACCAGGACGGCAATTTGGCTGGGTACAGCCTGGAGCGCCGGGTGGACGGCGGCGAGTGGGCGGTGATCTACACCGGCAACACCCTGAGCTATAACGACACGATCACGAAGGGCTGGGCTAAGGTGGCCTACCGCGTCCGGGCCTACGACTCCAACAACGCATACAGCTCCTACACCACGTCGCCCGACCGGACCGTGAACAACAACACGGCCCCGGCCATTGTCTGCTCCAGCGCCAGCGGATCGGACCTGGGGAAGAAGGACGCCGGGTTTATGATCCCCTACTCCGTCTCCGACGCTGATGCCGATGTGGTCACGGTCACGGAGGCCATCGACGGGGTGGCGAAGCGGACCTTCACGGCGGAACTGGATGGGAGCAACAGCTTCAACGTCACCGGCGAGTATTTTATGAAGCTGCTGAACGGCGACCACACGCTGACCATCACCGCCAATGACGGGAAGGCCAGCACGGTCCACACCCTGACCTTCGAGAAGGAAGTCACCGGGGCCACCATCACCCTGGAAGAGCCCATGGAGGCGGATGCCGCCATCACCATCTGCGTCCTGTCTGTGGTCGGCTCCATCCCGGCGGATGCTGACTACTCCGTGAAGGTAACGAACAACGCCAAGGATACCACGCCGGTTTGGGAGGACTGCACCGCCGAGGTTAAGGCCGGGGCGAACCACGTTTTCACCAACACCACGGCCGCCAACGGTTTCGCGTTCAACTTCAAGGTTGAGGTTGAGCGGGGGACCAGCGGGACGGGCGGCTACATTACGTCTGTGCAAGGAGGCTTCCAGTAATGGGACTGAAGAGAATCAGAGTGGACTCCGTGGAGGAGAAGCGTAAGGAGAAGACCCGGAAGCAGCTCCAGGAGGAGAACGAACAGCTCCAGGCCAAGGTCGAGAGCCTGGAGGGTCAGCTCACCGACACGCAGATGGCGCTCTGCGATGTGTACGAGCTGCTGGAAGGCGGTGAAGGGTAATGGCGAAGGTATACGCTGACCTGATCCGCAAGGGCATGAAGACACTGGACGACGTTCCGCCCCGGCTCCGGGGCGCTGTCGAGGCGCTGCTGGAGGAGACCGACCATGAGTAGGCTCCGAGAGTGGCTGCTGAAAGTCTTGCTCAGAAAGGAGGTGCAGACCATGGCCGTCGTGTACGCTACCCTGATCGTCAAGGGCAAAAAGACCTTGGAGCAGGTGCCCGCCAAGCTCCGTGAGGAGGTGGAGGACATCCTGGAGGCCCTGGAGGTCAAGGTCTGATAGACCAGCGTATGGGAGCGCACCGCTTCGGGGGTGCGCTCCTCCATTCTTTCTGAAGGAGATGAAACGTCATGGTAATTGAGCTTTCTGTCGGTGGGTTGGTCACGCTGCTGGGCATCCCCACCGCTATCACGGCTTTTTGCTCCTGGATGCTTCAGCGCAGGATTACCAAAAGGGACGCTGCGATGGAAGCCAGGGAGAAAGCAAGGGAGAAGAATGAGGTGCTGCTTATTAAGAGCACTGGGGCCGCCATCGCTCTGGGAGAGGCCACGGCGGAGGCCATGCAGCGAATCCCGGACGCACACTGTAACGGCGATATGAAGGCTGCCCTGGAGTACGCCCGCAAGATTAAGCATGAGCAGAAGGACTTTTTGACCGAGCAGGGAGTCCAGGCACTTTACTGAGGAGGCAGAAGCGTGAAAACGATTCTGATTGCCGCCGGCGCTCTGGTAGTCGGCGTTGCCCTGGGCATCGTGTTCTGTGAGGCCACCATCCGTCACCTGCGGAAGCGCCTGAAGGAGCTACGGTCTGGCCGGGAGCGCCCCAGTATCCTGCGGTCGGTGACGCGGTTCCTGTTCGTCACCACGCAGGTATGCGCCATTATCTGGGTGTCGTGGTCCTATGTCATCGCCACCTACTCCACCATTGTACTGGCGCAACCGTTCCCGGTGGAAGAGCTGAGCCGTCAGGCCATCATCACACTTTTGGGCATGAGTGGTCTGAAGGTGGTAGAGAACATCTTCGAGCACAACGAGGGCGTGGTGTTCGGCCAGAGCCGTACTGAGGATGATCCGCCCGATGAGGGCGAGGAAGAAGGAGGAGTCGGATAAGTGAATACCGAAGAGAAAATCTGGAGCTATCTGAAGGCGCAGGGCCTCACCGATGCCGGTGTCGCCGGTCTGATGGGCAACCTCTACGCTGAGAGTGGGCTGAGGCCGAACAACCTCCAGAACAGCTATGAGGGGAAGCTGAGCATGACCGATACCGAGTACACCGAGAGGGTGGACAGCGGTAGCTACACCAATTTTGTCCGGGACAGCGCGGGCTACGGCCTGTGTCAGTGGACGTACTGGAGCCGGAAAGCTAACCTGCATAAATTCGCAAAAGATGCAGGCAAGAGTATCGGCGACCTGGAGATGCAGCTCGCCTTTTTGATGCAGGAACTGTCCAGCGGCTACAAGGAGGTGCTGACCACCCTGAAGACCGTCACCAGCGTCCGGGCCGCCTCCGATGCCGTCCTGCTCCAGTTTGAGCGCCCGGCCGACCAGAGCGAGGCTGCGAAGGCCAGGAGAGCCGGATTTGGGCAGAAGTATTTTGACAAGTACGCCGGAAAGGAGAGCCAGACTGTGAGTTTTGTTCCGAGACTGACCCGGCCGGAGGCCGGGAACAAGTATTACATCACAAAGGCCGCCGGGGGATACTCCGACGCCGTAAAGGGGAGCCCCACCGATTCGGCTTGCAACGTGCTGGCGAACTGCGTGGGGTACGCCTATGGCCGGTTCAATGAGATTATCGGAGAAGGTGCCTGTAAGCACCTGCGCCCCGTGAACGCCGAGAACTTCATCCAGTACAAGGGAGCCCTGGAGGTCGGCATGGAGCCCCGGCTGGGGGCCTGCATGGTCTGGCAGAAGGGGAACACCCTGAAGGGGACCGACGGCGCGGGACACGTTGCCATCGTGGAGAAGATCGTCAGCTCCACCGAAATCGTGACTTCCGAGAGCGGCTGGGGCGCCTCCAGACCCTTCTGGACGCAGACCCGGAAGAAGGGGAGCGGCAACTGGGGCCAGGGGAGCAGCTACAAGTTCCTTGGCTTCATCTACAATCCGGCGGCCTGCTGCCAGGGCACGGCCCCTTCCGCTCCTGCCCCCGCAACAAAGCCGGCCACCACGCCCACCACGGAGAAGAAGGCCAAGGAAGCGGCCAGGTCCCTCAATAAAGCCCTGGCAGGAACATACGTTGTCACCGCAGACAAGGGCCTCCACATCCGCAGCGGCGCCGGTTCCGGGAAGAGCAGCCTCGCCGTGCTCCCGAAGGGGACAAAGGTGAGGAACTATGGCTACTACACCGAGCTCAGCGGGGTCGCATGGCTGTATGTGCAGGTCGCTTACAAGGGCATCACCTACACCGGCTTTTGCAGCGGCCAGTACCTGAGCAAACAGTGAGTGCCATGAAGTGCTCAATATGTGGGCGAGAAATCGCCACCATAAAGCCGTGCATCTACAACCGGAAGGGGCTTTACACCTGCGACGAGTGCTGTGAGGAGTGTTTCAGCAGCGAGCCCTTCCCGTGCAGGGAGCACGAAGAAAGGCGGGCCTCCACGCCCGCCGTCAATCATTGAGGAGGAAAAATCATGGAAGCCATCATTCAGAACATCCCCGCAGTCATCTCTGTCATCCTGCCCCTGGTGCTGGTGCTTATGGTCGTGACGAATATCATCGTCGAGGTCCTGAAGGGCCTGGGGCAAGCTGCCCACGAACATCCTCGCCTTCCTGGTGGCGATGATCGTGACCCTGCTGGCCTTTTTCGCCGTCTGCCAGATCATGGAGCTCCGCATCACCTGGTACATGGTGGTGGGCGCCGTGGTCCTGGGCATCTTCGTTGCCTATGCGGCGATGTACGGCTTCGACAAGCTGAAGCAGACCATGGAGCAGATCGGCAACATCAAGCGGACCAATAAATGATACAGCGCCCCCGGCCTACACGGTCGGGGGCGCTTTTTTGCGTTCTGGAGATGATCCATCCACCGGAATGTCCGGCGGACAGTCCGTGGAAAATCCAGTTGACATTCCACCGGATACGGGCTATAATGGAAATAGAAAAGGACACCGCCCGGTAGCCGGTCGGTCCCCTTGTTTAATTACTCAAAAAGGAGTAACCGCACTCTTTGGTCGGAGGGGCGGTTACTTCTTTTTACCCTGAATGAACAGGCCGCAAATGCCAATGATGACCAGGCAGAGTTGCAGGACCTCAGATGTACTCATTGAGCAGCCCCCCTTTCGTAAGATCAGGGAGCGAAGTCGCCCCCTGTCCAAGGGGACCTCACGGACTACCGTTTTACTGGCGGTGCCGCTCATAGGATACCATATCCCCGGTAAAAAGACAAGCGATCCCACAGAATTACCGTTTGGCAACAAAGCTCCTCCATCCTGGAGAAATCCAGGGCGGGGGAGCTCTTTTTTTGTGCCCAAAATCAGGGCATATCGTTCATTGTTTGGAAAAGGCTGATAAAAATATTTTATAAAATTAACGAAAACGCTTTACAATTACCGTTCGGTAAGTTATCATATAAGCATGGAACACGAAATTACCGGAAAGGCAAGTCCGGGACCACCCCAGCCCCTACGGGCCGGGGATCACAACCGGGCAGGAGGTTGATAAGCCAATGGAGGAAACCAGCATGACCGCTATCGAGGCCGCGAGGCTCATTGATTGGCTGATCGCCAACGGGCACTCTGAGAAGGAAGCTACCGAGTGCATCAAGTTCATCGCAACCGGAATCCAGCAGACCACGACCCAGCAGACCAACCCCCAGCAGACTGGTGAAAACCAGTAAAAAATTAGGCCCCCCTCCAGCCGACCAAAGCACGAAGGGAGCCTAAACCCAAAATAGGGGCAGAGGGAACCTGCCTTCCCTCTCGCCCCTCCAGGGTATCACAGAGGCAGGAAAAAGTCAAGAACGGGCCAGATGCCCAGGAGGTATACCGATGAAATTCTGGAAGGTCACAACGAGGTTCTTCGATAGCGGCAAAGTCGATGTCGCCGTGGAACAGCAGGAAGGCGCTTCGATGCCCGACAACACCTCCGCCGAGAAGGAGAAGTTCGATGAGTACATCGACTACTTCAAGACCAAGCGGGAAGCTGATGCGTGGGCTGAGGATGCCCGGAACGCCTAAGCCCACCGATCACAAGAACGCAGAGAGGAGTTTAACCATGAAAACTATCAAGCTGCAAGGGATCAGCGCCCCTCAGCCCGCAATCGAGGCCAAGGACCTCAAACCTGGTATGACCAGGCTCTACAATTACGGCGCGACCGGCGAGATTGTCAGCGTGGTTCCCTCCAAGACCGGCAAGACCGTGACCGTCACCGATCTGGAGAACGGCAAGGAGTACACCTACCGGATGAGGGCTGAGACGCTGGTGGCAGTCGCCCAGGATGAGCCCGAGGCCGAGCCCAAAAAGTCCGAGGCAATCAAGGCTGAGATCGACGCCATCAACGCCCAATACGATGAGGCCATCCAGCGGATGGTCTACCAGAACCCGGAACACACCGCCGAGAACCACGATGCGCTCTGGAAGGAGTTCTGGAACCAGTACGGGTATGAGTGGATGAACCGGATCAAGTACCTGGAGTCCGACTTCAACCGGGAGCTGAACCGTGAGCTGAAGGTGGGCGACGGCGTGACAATGCACCTGTGGAGCGACGCCCACGCCTGTACGATCATCGCCCGGACGGACAAGACGCTGACCATCCAGCGGGACAAGGCGACCCTTGACCCCAGCTTCAAACCTGAGTGGGTGCCGGGCGGATTCGCCGCCCACTGTACCAACAGTGAGGAACAGCGGTGGTCCTATGAGCGGGACCCTGACGGCGAGATCATCCGGTGCCAGTGGTCTGAGAAAGGCGGATGCTGGCAGTCCGGTTCTGACGGCTCTATCAGGATCAGCCGGGGGCGGCATGAGCACTATGACCACAATTTTTAGGAGGTGCCGACCTTGAAGCCTGAAACTCGGCTCCAAAAAGCATTGGCAATAGAAAACCCCAATATACGCCTTGCAAAGCTGGAAGGCATTTGCCTTAAATCTATGCCTCATTCCGAACTATGGAAAAAGGCGAAGGCAGAGGCCAAAAAGCTCAGAGAAGCGGGCGCAAAATACTGGTAAAGGAGAATTTTTGTGTCTCTCGAAAAAATCAGGGAAAAGGCCCGAAAGCACAACACCGTTGTGCGGAAGCTGGAGGATGCAGGATTTGTCTACTGCTCAGGCTTGATCTTTACCGGCGAGTCCTTCAACCGCGAAACGTGTACCTGGCAACCGAACAGCCAGCGCATTGGTGAACTGGTATGGGAAGATGACCAGTGGGCCGTGAAGCCCTACACAGGGTTTTCGCATCTGCTCAAAGATTTTTGCCCACCCAATCAGGGCGGAGAAGGGAGCGGGCACGATGTCACCTGAGATGATGGAAGAGCTTGTGATTTTCCTGTTCTACATGGTCGGGCTGAACGCGGTACTCCTGGTCGGGTGCCTTGTGGCGGACTACATTTTCCCGCACATCCCGTTCATTGAGAGGTTTCTGGAAAGCCTCCCCGATTGGGATGAAGAGGAGGATTGGTAGCTATGTTCGTGGTCTGCTACAAGGCTCCTGGGAAGCCTATCCGCTATTTCCACCCGGACGGACTACGCAAGACCATCAAGACCGCCTGGGCCTTCCCTGAGACCGCCAGGGCCAAGTTTGAGGCGGCCGGGCTGAAGTTGCGATCCATCGAGGCCACCCCTATGGCGGAGGCTATGTATCCGCAGGGGTGCCAGAAAAACAAAATCCGCTGGTAGGAGGCACCTATGGCAAAGTACATTCCCCCTGAGCAGATGACTGAGGCGCAGATCAGGGAAGAGGTCAACCGGGAGTTTGAGCATTGGAACGCTCTGGCTAACGGAGGCTGCCACGATCCCTTCTGGCCGGACGGCTTGAACATGAACCTGGTCCGCAATCACATCATCTATTGGTACGGGCTCTTGCGGAAGAATATGTCCGCCCCGGTCCAGCTCTCCCTCTTCGGTGACAGCGAGACCCTGGAGGGAGAGCGACCGATCCCCCCGGAGGTCCCTGAGCACTACATGGTCCAGGACGGCGAGTATCCCCACCGGCTGGACAACAGAAAACTGTCTGACTTGGTATGGGGACGGAAAGGAGAGTACCATGCGTGAATATGTAACTGCCTATGCGCAGGACAAGATCAAATCGCTTCTTGAAAATGAAGTGATAAGGCCGGAAGTCAAACCGGGGCTTGAAGCGACGATCACTCGGGCCGTTGCCCTGTATGAACACGGCACAATCACCACGGATGAAGCGATGTTGCTGATTGCCAAGGTGTGATCTGTCCGCCCTGAAACGGGCGAAACTGAGAAAGGAGATGGCATAAATGCCGAAAAGCACCGAAATCCTCTTCCGCACCAAAAATGGAGGGCGGACCTATGAAGGCCAGCGCGGGAACCTGAGCTTTGAACTGGTGGACATGATGGGCATTGACGATACCGAGCCCACCTACATCGTGAAGGTCCAGCACAAGGTCATCGAAAGCCTGGGCTTCACCACCAACGGCCACCGCTTCTTCCCCCTGGAGAAGGCGAAGGAGTTCTGCCAGCAGATTGTGGACGGCGAGATCGACCCGGAAGCCCTGTTGGCGGAGTTCGCCGCTGAGGACGCGGCAAAGGAGGAAGCCACGATCCGGGATGCTACCGACCGAGCCAGAGCGTTCCGGGACAAGCTGGATCAATCCGGGCTGACCTATATGCGCTTCCTGGACCTGGTGTCCCTCCATGAGTCCGTGGGAGACCTGGGGCGTAATATGCTTCTGGAGTGGGCGCAGAAGGTGGGAGGCAGCGGCCAGTGAAAAATCATGTCACCGTCCTTCATGGGATGCTCCCTGACCTGAAGGAGTACCTGGAGAAGAGCGGCTGGAAGCTGGAGCCGCCCGTGGGGGAATACGAAGTCCTGCGGGCCAGACGCCCGGGCTATCCCCGCCCGCTTCTCATCCATGACCGCACATCCGGCGGGTGCGGATACAGCATCGACGAAAGGGACAGCAAGGTTTACCAGGGATGGAAGAGGAACCGGACCCGCCGGGGCCTTGACCCTCAGTATCCGACGGCTGAGGAAAGATCAAAGTATTGGGAGGGACTGAAGAAGTGAAGCTCTATGACAATGACAGCCACCGCGACGCCTTTACCGAGTTGGTGTACGATCTTCTGAATGACGATCCGACGTGGGATCGTGCAAACCAGATCATTGAGTCGTTTGACAGCGCCCCGGCGGTGGAGATCCCTGACACCACCCTGGGCGGCACATACGTCAACATCGAATGGCTCAAACGGGCTGAGGCCGAGCTGAAGAAATGCAAGGAACTGGACCGGCGCCCCCAGGGTGGCCCCTGCGATGCCGCCATTGAGATTGTGAAGCCGATCACTCATACCTACCTGAAGCCCTGCCGGATTTGCGGCAACACTGAAATCGTCTATGAGAAATATCAACACGGGGCGGGCCCGCGCTGGCGCTGCTGGTGTACGAAGTGCCTGGCCTGCATCGACCCCGGATGGGCGCAGAGCCAGTCGGCTGTCCGGGCCATTTGGAACCAGGAGCCTCAGAACGATCCGCTGACCCCGGAGGTTCTTCGAGAACTGAATGGGGACAAAATCTTCATCCGCTATATTTGGACTTGCAAGGGCTTTTATGCAGATGAAACGGCTCCGTATTACGGAAAATTTGAACAGTATGTCCATGAATACAACGGTATGCTTCGAGCTTGCGATTTGCCACTGAAATACTATGGCAAGACCTGGATGGCATACCGCCGCAAGCCGGAAGGCGGTGATGACAATGCGTGAAATCCTATTCCAAGGGAAGCGGTTGGACAACGGGGAGTGGGCGCAAGGTGACGTTTGCAATGACTACTTCAAAATTGGGGACACCTGCATCAGTGAAAGAGGATGCTTTGGCTTTGTGCAGGTCGATCCCGACACCGTGGGCCAGTACACCGGTCGGACCGATGTAAATGGTGCGAAAATTTTTGAGGGCAACATCGTTCGGATTTCTCTTCCGATCATGGGTTGCAAGCCTATTGTGGGAGTATCTGAGGTCTACTTCGACAATGGTTGCTTCTGCGTAAATTGGGGCGGAAATTATCGGCCCCACAATCGGACCCGGATTGATTCGTTTGTACCTGACGTGGTATTCGAGGTCATCGGCAATATCCACGACAACCCGGAATTACTGGAGGGAGGATGCCAAGCATGAGCAGAGGGCAAATCAACCTCCTGGATGAGATCATTGTGGACAACTTCGCCGGCGGCGGCGGTGCCTCCACTGGAATTGAACTTGCCTGTGGTCGGCCGGTGAACATCGCCATCAACCATGACCCGGACGCGATCCTGATGCACAAAACGAACCACCCGTACACCACCCATTTCCAGGCCAGTGTGTGGGACGTGGACCCGGAAGAGGTGTGCGTCGGGCGTCCTGTTGGCCTTCTGTGGGCCTCTCCTGACTGCAAGCATTTCTCCAAGGCGAAGGGCGGGAAGCCCGTGGACAAGAACATCCGGGGGCTGGCGTGGATCGTCCTCCGGTGGGCCGGGACAGTCCGGCCCCGGGTCATCATTCTGGAGAACGTGGAAGAATTTCAGACCTGGGGCCCGGTCCGACGTGGGCGACCGGTAAAGGCAAAGGCTGGGCAGACCTTCAGCCGGTTTGTCAGCCAACTGGAGGCGTTGGGGTATACCGTAGAATGGAAGGAGCTTGTGGCGGCAGACTATGGTGCTCCTACGACCCGGAAACGCTTCTTCATGGTGGCCCGGTGCGATGGGCAGCCTATCACCTGGCCGGAGCCGACACACGCACCCAGGGACAGCGAGGAAGTCAAAACCGGGAAGAAGCTCCCATGGAGAAGCGCGGCGGAGATCATCGACTGGACCCTTCCAACCCCGTCCATATTCGCTACCAGGGATGAGATCAGGACCAGCTATGGCATCACAGCACAGCGCCCCCTCCGCCCCAACACCATGCGGAGGGTGGCCCGTGGAGTGGACAAGTTTGTAATCAAAACGGGCTCCCCATTCATCGTGACAGTAAACCACGCCGGCGGATTCCGGGGACAGGGTGCTGACGATCCCCTCCAGACCATTACGGCAAAACACGGATACGGGGTAGCATCCCCGCTGATGGCACCACTGACTATGCACAACAACACAAACGCCGGAGGTACGGCCGCAACTGATCCAGTAAACACAATCACCACCGGCGGTCATCAAATGCTGATAGCCCCTACGCTATCCGCTATTGGACAGACGGGCGGTGGGGACCGATGCCGAAGTGTTGAGGCCCCCACACATACCCAGGTCTCAAAGGCTGAAGAGTGCGTGATATGCCCCGCAATGATCCAATATCACACGGAGCAGACTGAGCGGGTCAGAGGCCAGGGAGTGACCGGTCCTATTATGACCATCGACGCCGCAAACCGGTATGGCCTGGCGGCGGCCAGCATGGTCAAGTATTACGGTCAAGGGGTCGGCCAGGATGTTATGGAGCCTTCCCCAACCATCCTTTCCAAAGACCACGCGGGGCTGACTATCGCCAACCTCTCCAAATACTTCGGCGGAGTGGTGGGCACCGAAGTAACTCAGCCCCTTCCTACCGTCACATCCGTTGATCACAACGCACTCCAGACGGCCCATATGGTCAAGATGAAGGGGGACAACCTTGGCCATGGGATGCAGGAACCGGTCCAGACGATAACAGCAGGAGGAGGCCATTTTGGAGTAGTTACGGCCCAGATTGTAAAGGTATTCCCGGGCGCAGACCTCCAGAACTGGCCGAAAATCCGGGAGTTGCTGAATACATACTGCGATTATTCAATGTCGGACGATGAGGTGATCCTTTTCGACATCGGAGGGGTCATGTACTTCATGGCAGACATCGGGCTGAGGATGTTGACGCCCAGGGAGTTGTATCTGGCAAACGGTTTCCCGCCTGACTACCAGATCGAACGCGATTACACCGGGACTGCCTATGGGAAAAACAAGCAGGTAGCCCGCTGCGGAAATGCTGTGCCGCCCCCGTTCGCCACTGCTTTGGTACGATCCAATTTGCCGGAGTGGTGCGGAGAAGAAATCCATACAATGCGTGAGTTGGAAGGGATGGTGGCTTCGTGAATGAAATCTGTTATCAAATATCCTGGCGCAAAGTGGTCTGTCGCCCAATGGATTATTGCTCATTTCCCGCCCCACCATAGTTATCTGGAGCCGTTTTTTGGAAGCGGCGCGGTGCTTTTCTCAAAGGAGCGGTCTAACATCGAAACCGTCAATGATATTGATGACGATGTGATAAATCTGTTTGACTGGATACGCAGAGACCCGGAGATGCTGGCTCATGCAATCCGGTGGACCCCGTACTCTAGGGCAGTTTACGACCAAGCCTGGGCGGACCAGTATACAGAGAAGGACCCGTTCAAAAGGGCTGTAAATTTCTACGTTAGAATGATGATGGGACACGGTTTCCGCACCACTGGAGAAAAAGTTGGGTGGAAAAACGATGTTCAAGGCCGGGAAATGGCCTACGCCGCCCGATACTGGTGCGAAACTCCAGAAACCATTATGCAAGCTGCCGAGAGGATACGGGGAGTACAGATCGAAAAAAAGCCGGCGGTTGAGCTGATTGAGCGGTTTAATTATTCTGGCGTTTTGATATATGCTGATCCACCGTATCTCCTATCAACACGGAACAGGAAGCAGTATAGGCACGAACTGAGCGACCAGGATCACATCGAACTGCTTGACGTTCTGAAGGCCCATAAAGGGCCTGTGCTCCTATCCGGTTATGATAGCGAGTTGTATAATGAGGCCCTGAGAGGGTGGCACCGCGATGAGATAGGAGCTATTGCCCAAACATCGGAAAGACGCCTTGAAGTGCTATGGATGAACTTTGAGCCGCCAAATAGACAACAACGCCTATTTTGAAATCGGAGGAGTGACTGCAATGAACAAAACCGCAATCGACTGGTGCGATGTCACCTGGAACCCTGTCACTGGATGCAAGAGAGATTGTCCCTACTGCTATGCGAGGGGTATTGCTAGGCGGTTTTGCGGAGGGACCCCTGACGGCGGAGAACACTTCCTGGATGAGCCGATGATAAAGCGGGGAAAAGCGATGCAGGATGCCAGGGTTGACCCGTACCCGTATGGCTTCGATCCCACGTTCCACCGCTACCGCCTGGGTGAGCCGGCCGAAATGAGAAAAGGGAAGGACATCTTCGTTTGCTCCATGGCTGACCTGTTCGGGCCCTGGGTGCCCCTTCGCTGGATCATGGAGGTCATGGATGCTTGCCTCGCCGCCCCTCAGCACAACTACCTCTTCCTGACGAAATTCCCGGAGCAGTACAAGAGCCTGGACTATGTATCCCTTCTGCCCCGGGCCGATAATTTCTGGTATGGGACCACAGTAACCAACCTGAAGGAACTGCACAGGGTAGATGAGCTTCCCGAGTTCGCACACAGGTTTGTCAGCATTGAGCCGATGATGAGCCCCATCGACCTGGACTTAGCCAATCAGCCGGTTGACTGGATCATTGTTGGGGCTGAGACCGGGAACCGCAAAAAGAAGGTAAAATCACACCTGGAGCGCGACTGGCTGATGGGCCTGGCCGGACACGCACACATAAACGGAATCCCGATCCTGATGAAGGACAGCAAGGGGCTGAAGGCTGCATGGGGAGACCGGGCATTGATCCAGGAGTTTCCAGATAGGCTCTGGAAAGGCAGAGAAGGCCATGAGTAAGGGCGGGAAGAACGCATACCTGGAGAAAAGGAAGGCGGAGATCAACGTCTACCGACAGGCCGAGAAGGAAACGTACATCCAGTACATGACCGATATGCTGATGGTGACGCTCAACGATCCTGAAGTCATGGGCAAGGACGTGTTCGGCGCCCAGCGGATTGCAAAGATCGTGGATGCCATGGGCAAAAAGTTTGACCAGTACCACGGTGCCCTGGAGGACATCCCCGAAGCGGACTACCTTCAGGAAAAGCTCGACCGCCGCCTGGAACCTATTGCGGGCAAACGGTTTGTGCCCTTTACAGATCGGTACAAGTGGATTAAAAAGATTTTCTATCGTTAAATCAAAATGAAAATTGACGTTTGTTTATCGAAATGGTATAATAAGCCGCGTCAGCACAGGGAGGGATCACATTGACTGTATCCGAAATCGTTGAGGCATACCTGAGAACAGAAAAAATGACCAAGGCGGAACTGTGCCATCGTGTGGGCTGGAGCGCCCCAAACCTGGCCGGGCGCCTGAAGCGTAATTCCTTCTCTGCTGAGGACTGGCGGAAGGTCATGGAGGCCATGGGCTACGAGCTGCGGATCGTGAAGCCTGGGAGCGCCAGCGGCCTTCGACTCCCGGCCGGGCCGAGGGTCCGCAAGATGGAGGGCAAGATCATCTATGACACCGCCACGTCCGAGCCATTGTGCAACACCCGCATAGGTGAGGATGACATGATGTTCCAGGAGTTATACCGGGATCGGATGGGCCGGTACTTCATCGTCAGCTATGCGATGTGGGAAGGCGGAGTCCACCAGGTTACGCCTATCGGCCGGGCAGACGCCCGGGCCTA